CCTTTTGAATTGGCCTGCTCTACAGGATTCGAACCTGTGACCTAGTGCTTAGAAGGCACTTGCTCTATCCAACTGAGCTAAGAGCAGATAACGTTAATGATACAGGTTGTTTAGTTGATTGTCAAGTGTCCTTTTGAAGAAAAGAAAAAAAAGTTTTATTGGTCGGAGTGGCTGGATTTGAACCAACGACCCTTGCGTCCCAAACGCAATGCTCTACCAGACTGAGCCACACTCCGTTTATTACTACTACTATAGTATGAGTTAAGCATACATTAGTGGGTTATATAATACTATAGTATGAGTTACTATTATTTATGATAGATTGCAAACGTTTCAGCCCAATCTTTATGGCAAAACGATTGAGGTCTTTTATAATGTTCACCAAAAGAAGAACCTCTAAATTTATATCTAACAGGTTTAGCATTTGGTTGACTAGACACTTCTTGGAAATAAGGTAAATATTTCATTGGAATACCTTTAGCGATAGAAACTTCTTCACCAAATGGGTCTGTCATATATTTCATTAAGAGAGGATTTACAACCCTCTCAAAAACTTTTTGTTGTCTATTCATTAAGCAGCCTCCAACATTGACATAGGCACACTATAAATCCTACCAGACATGTCAACTAGACATTTAGATTGTTTGATTTTAGTAATAACGCCAGGTGTCTTTTTAGTTTTCTGTACAACGTTAACTTTTTGTCCAACAATTAACGAAGCTTTAGCATTTATAACTTTAACATCATTAATGAAACTAGACAGTTGATTAAGTTCGGATAAAGATAATTGCTTTATTCCAGCTTGTATTAGATTCAATGTATTCATAATATATATTCCTTGGTTTAGTTTAAGTAAAGTGGTCCAGTCCATCTGATAAGATAATTACCAGTTAGAACGTTTCCTCGGGGTTGATTTAAAGCAGGTGCATTGTAACCAGCAGGTTTCAAAACGTCACCAATCTTAAAATGTTTAAAATCTGTTTTACAGATAAAAGCAAATACACCGTTGTCACGTATTACTTTAATAAATTTACGACCATGTTTAACTGTAACAGAATTGTCCCATTTATCAAGTTGTTCTTTACTGTATTCAGACATGCTATCGCTTCCTTTAGAAGACCATTCTTTGTAGTCATCTTTAGCAGCGTTCATCATTATCTTAATACCATCTTCAAGCGAATCGGCAGTGTTTTTTATTAGTGTCATATTTAAGTCCTTTCTTTAGTTTATGTTACCATTATACCATATGTTTTCACAAAAGGCAAGCGTTTTATTCATTTATTTGATAAATAATTGCTAAATAAAAGGAAACCAACATTACAGGTATCATTGTGAATGTCAACCACCAGTTGTTCATTTCATGGCCAGTAGGACCATCAATTGCACCAACAGCTATGATAGCTGCTAGCATTCCTATTAGTGAGAAAAATGTAGTCATATTATGCTACCTCATAAGTTTCAATTGCAACTAAATTAGCAATTGTTAGGTTATTGATTAGATATTTGTTGATTACATTATCAACACTTGTCTTCTCAGTAGTGTCAACTTCATTCAAAGCTTCAAAAGTTTTGATTTCGTTGTTTTCATTGTACTTTATTAGTGTTTTATACATATTTTAGTCCTTTTTTGTTATTACTCTTACATTATACACTAACCAACATAGAAAGCAAGCGAAATCGGCGCTTATTTTAAAAAAAATGCTCAATAAAATCAACGTTTTAGTAATTATCTTCATTTTAATTTTGTCCGGCTGCTCTGGAAAAGTCAAAAATTGTGAATTTTCGCCTGATTTAGAACGAATCGGCGAATCAGCGCTAGAAAATCAGAAAAATTTGTCGGAAACTGAATTGCGAGCTGCCAAAATGCGTTGTGATTTCTAATATAAATAGTATTAACATAAAATTTAACTAAAAGGCGAAAATGACGAAAATGCGTGAATATATGTTCTGGAACGAATCAGGACAAGAAGAGAAAACAGAACAAATGAGTTTAAAGAAAGCAGTAATGTCAGTTCAATCAAAATTTAAAGACATTTTTATTGGAGTTGAGTATATCAGCAAAAAAGGCAAGTCTATAACAGATACAATCAAGTTACCCTTTGGTAGAAAAGTGCGACAAGGTATAGAATCTGAAAAGAAGAGAGCAGCTTTAAAAGCTAAGTTAGATAGATAACAGGAGAGTTAAGTGCCAGGTATTGTTAGAAAAGGTGATGTTCATGTTGGACACGCTAGCCCAACACCAAATCCAAAACATGTCACAGCTTATGCAGCTGGTTCAGATAACGTCTTTGTAAATTCACAAAATGTACAAAGAATTGGTGATATGACTAGTTGTGGAGACCCAGCTACAACAGGTTCTCCTAACATTTATGTAAACGGTATTAAGGTACATAGAAGAAATGACGCTACAGGCGGCCACGGAAGTTGGGTTCCAAATGCAGCTGCTAGTGCTTCAACAAATGTATTTGCAAATGAAGGATTTGAAGTTACACCACCGTCAATTCCAGTTTACGAAACACCTACAGCAGTACCTCCAGTAGTTTTCTTTAAAACGACATTTGTAGAAACTACAACTGCTTATGCAACTAATATTCAAGTTGTAGGAACAAGCGAAGTACCTGCATTACCAAATGCTGAACCTTATCCGTATCAACCAGAACAAGTAGATACTTTTGATGAAACTCCTAAACCATCAATATGTGGTGAAGGTCAATTTGTTAATCCGTATGACCTTGCTTCATCTTATATTGGCGGCGATACTTGGAAAGAGTTACATAAAGTTGGTGGCACAAATCCTATGATTAAAGGTTTGTGGGACGAAATTGGTTACAATGGTTCTAGTTTTGCAGATAGTACAGCTTGGTGTGCTGTGTTTGTTAGTGCAATTCTAAAACGAGCAAATTGTACGTATAAAAAGACGGCTAGTTCTCAAGCATTTGCTGGATATGGCCAATCAGTTGCCACAATAGATGACGCTAGATTAGGTGACCTTATTGTATTCTATCGTAAAGGTACAAGTTCTGGTCTAGGCCACGTTGGGTTCTACGCAGGTACTCATACATCTACACATATTAGTGTATTGGGCGGTAATCAAGGTGACGACTTAAATGTTAGAAGTTTTAAAAAAGGACCAGTTAATGGTTGGGGATTAAAAGCAATTCGTAGACCTGTTTTCTGTGAAGATGGAACAACAACTGCTCCAATTGCTGGTTCGGTACCAATAGTACCACTAGTATCTGATGGTTCTGTAACTTAACTTGTATGTATTGTAAAACCGTTCGATAAAACCTTATAAATATCCGTATGGCACAATATGACTCAAGTTCACAAAGCACAAGTAACAGAAATAGTCGTAAGTTTAAGGATATTGATTTAGACTTCGGCCGTAATGTTGTAACTAACGACATCAATACAGTAACAGATGTTGTTGCTATTAAGAGGTCTGTAAAGAATTTAATACAGACTAACTTTTATGAGAGACCTTTTCATCCAGAGATAGGTTGTGGTGTTAGAGAATTGTTGTTTGAGAATTTTACTCCTATAACAGGTGTTTTCATCAAACGGAAGATTGCCGAAGTATTGGCAAACTACGAACCAAGAGTTACTTTAAATAGTATTAGACTTGATGACGACCAAGATAATAACAGACTAGTTGTTGATATCTATTTTTATATTGTGGGTATTCCAGGTCCACAGCAAGTATCAACATTTTTACAAAGGTTAAGATAATAAATGGCTCAACATAAACTTAAAATATCAGATTTAGATTTTGACCAGATAAAAGTCAATCTAAAAACATTTTTACAAAGTCAAACAGAATTCCAAGATTACGATTTTGAAGGTTCAGGCCTTTCAGTATTACTAGACGTATTATCTTACAACACACATTATCTTTCTTACATTGCCAACATGTCAACTAATGAGTTGTACTTAGACAGTGCAGATATTAGAAAGAACATTGTATCGTTAGCAAAAATGTTAGGATATACTCCATCAAGTCCAAGAGCACCAAAAACAAATCTTGATATAAAAATTAATAATGCAATTGGTTCAAGTGTCACTATGAATAAAGGCACAGTCTTCACTTCAAGTCTTTCTGGTCAATCTTATCAGTATATTTCAAACGAAGATGTTACAATTACACCTGTTGATGGAATTTATAATTTTAATGACGTAACTTTATATGAAGGTACTTTAGTCACATTTAAATATACAGTTGACACACTAGATGTTGACCAAAAGTTTATTATTCCAAGTGCTAATGCCGATACATCAACTTTAAAAGTTTCAGTACAAAATTCAGCAACTGATTCTACACTAGTAACTTATCAATTAGCTGGTGGTTACAATTCAGTAAGTGCTACATCAAAAGTTTTCTTTATACAAGAAGGTGATGAACAAAGATACCAAATTTATTTTGGTGACGGAGTTACAGGTAATAAATTATCAGATGGTAACATTGTTATCATGGAATATATTGTAACAAACAAAACAGATTCAAACGGCGCTTCTAAATTTGATTTACAAGGTAATATCGGTGGTTTCACAGATGTATCTATTACAACTAATTCAGTTTCACAAGGTGGCGCTGAAGCAGAGACGCAAGAGTCAATTAAGTTCAATGCACCTTTACATTACGCAGCTCAAGACAGAGCAGTAACAACTTCTGACTATGAGACGATTGTTAAGTCAATTTATCCTAATGCATTATCAGTTAGTGCTTGGGGCGGAGAAGATGATGAAACTCCTGTTTACGGAGTTGTTAAGATTGCTATTAAAGCAGCTTCAGGTTCTACATTAACTAATCAAACTAAACTAGACATTGTAAATCTTTTAAAACCTTATAATGTTGCTTCAGTTAGACCAGAAATTGTGGATCCAGAAACTACTTCATTATTATTGAATTCTGTTGTTAAATATGATTCAAAAAATACTGCTAAAACATCTTCTACATTAAAAACAGAAATTATAGAAAGTATTTCAAACTATAACACAAATACACTTCAAAAATTTGATGGAGTCTTTAGATTTTCTAAATTATCAAAATTAATTGATGATACAGATGGTGCAATATTATCAAACTCATCAACTGTTAAAATGAGAAAGAATTTTACACCTACTTTTAATTCATCAACAAAGTATAATATCTATTACAGAAATTCATTATATAATCCTCACGGAGGACATAATTCTATAGCTGGTGGTATTTTATCATCTACAGGTTTTAAAGTTGATGGAAATACAAATGAACAGTTTTTAGATGATGATGGTAATGGTAATGTTAGACGTTATTACCTAGTTTCAGGTATTAAGACATATGCTACATCAGCACAAGGCGTAATTAATTATATTACAGGTCAAATCACATTAAACTCTTTAAATGTTACTTCAATCTCAAATATAAGAGGTACTTCTTCTAATGTAATAGAAATTACAGTAACACCAGATTCAAGAGACATTGTTCCTGTTAGAGACCAGATTATTGAGATTGATACTAACGTATTATCTGTTACAGTTGAACCTGACACATTTGTTGGTGGTTCTGCTG